GCCAACTCAACATAGAGATGGTCACAACCAACTAGAAAGGCAAGTCATGCCAGCAACATACATAACTGGTCGGAATCTGACTTTGAGCATCAACTCTGTGTCATACGCTGACCAAGCATCAACCGTCACACTTGAAATGGAAAACAACCAGCAAGTGCTTGAGGTTTTATCAGGTCGCGCCTACAAGACCGTAGATCGCACTGCGACACTAAACGTAGAACTTTACCTAGATGACACATCATCCGCAGGTATTATTTCAGCGCTTTGGGATGCAGCTAAGAATGCGCCAGATACATCATTGGCATTTAGTTTTGACGTAAATGGTGACACATTTACTGGCAATCTATTCCCAGTATTTCCAACCGTTGGTGGCGCCGCTACTGACGTATTAACTACCAGCCTTAGCTTTGTTGTTGAGGATGGGGCAGTCGCAAGAGCTTAACTAGCAGAACAGGGCAACCATTATGCAATACGAAATTAAAACAAAACAGGGCAATAACTACATAGTGAGCGACGAGTCAACATGGCTTTGGATCGAGATCGAAAGGGATCTTGGATACACAGTCACCCAAGCAGCTGAAAAGATGAGCGAGGGATCACTAGATGTGATTACTTGCATGCTTTACAAAGCAGCAAAGGCCGCAGGCCATACAAAGTTGCCAAACCAGCAAGCATGGGTTGTCAATGAGTTTGACGGCTTTGAGGTGGTTGAGGAAGGCCCAAAAGAGAACTAAGGGATTTACTGGTAAGGATCGCAGTATCCACCGGGATCCCAATGTCAGATCTTTTGGACTGGTCGCTCGCAGACATACAGACAGCAATCACGCTGATTAGAGAAAGGAATGGACATGGCTGAAACTAGAAGTAGCATCACAGTCCGCCCGGATCTTTCAGATTATCGTGGACTGCTTAAAGCGCTTAACCAAATGGATAAAGAAGCGCAGTTTGAGTTAAAGAATGAAGTTTATGGCATTAGCGCTTGGACTGCTCAAGGCATCCAACAAGCAGGTTTTGCCCATCCTTTTTATCCAAGACAAGCTGCCATTGTTGCTCAAACTGTAAGACCTGCTAGAGACCGTGTGCCAACTGTGTACATTGGTGGCTCAAAAGGCCGAGTTTCTGGCGGTGCTAATGCTGGTCAATTGTTATTTGGTAACGAATTCGGTGGAGACCGCAACGCCTTTGGCAACCGTAATGCCTTTGCTAATGGTGGCTTTAGATTCCCACCACGCACATCCCGAGAGGGACGTGGCAACAAGGGTTACTGGATCTTTCCAACACTTAAAGGCATGCAACCTGAAATTAAAAAACGCTGGTTTTCAGCGTGTAATAAAGTCATGGACAATTGGGCGAGGTACAGCTAATGGCAGATACAAGGACACTAAAACTTTCATTACTTGCTGATGTACAAAAGTTTTTAGATGGTATGGACAAGGCTGATAACAGCACTAAGTCTTTCTCTAGCAAGGTTGGCAAGTATTCAAAAGCAATGGCCAAGTCTTTTGCTATCGCAGGCGCAGCTGCTGGTGCTTACGCAATAAAACTTGGTATTGATGGTGTACAGGCAGCAATCGAGGATGAACAGTCCCAAGTCAAGTTGGCGCAAGCACTTAGAAACACTACTGATGCTACTGATGCCCAAATAGCAAGCACCGAGTCTTACATTACGAAACAACAATTAGCCTTTGGTGTAGCCGATACTAAGTTGCGCCCGGCACTGGCTAACCTTGCACGAGCCACTGGTGATGTTGGCAAGGCACAGGAACTAACTAACCTTGCCTTGGACATCAGTGTTGCAACTGGCAAAGATCTCGAAACTGTATCGCTAACCCTTGGTAAGGCTTACAACGGCAACATTGGTGCTTTAACTCGTTTAGGTATTCCTCTTGATGATGCCATTAAGAAGTCTGGAGACTTTAACCTAGTCCAAGGCGAATTGGCTAGATTATTTGGTGGCGCAGCTCAAGCCAACACAAAGACTTATGCTGGCCAGTTGGCTATTGTCACCGAGCGTTTTGGTGAACTTAAAGAATCAATTGGTGTCGCAATTCTGCCAACACTTAAAAACTTACTTGAACAAGTAAACCTAGTTGCCAAGGGATTTAGTGGCGAGGATGAGAGTAGTGGCTTATCAAACAAGGTCAAGATGCTTTCCAACGATTTAGGCGGTAAGTCAGGCGGTATTAGCCTTGGTGAATCATTACGCAACGTAGCCGAAGCATTTGGCAAGTTATTTGCCACACTTACAGATAGTGATGCCAAGGGCTCAACAGACACACTTACAAACATTGCTAATGCCCTTAACAGCGTTGCTAATGGCATTAATTTTGTTGCCAATGCATACAAGAAAGCCAAAGACATTGGTGGCGCGGTATTAGAGTTTCTCATTATTAACCCGGGCGAGGGTCCAAAGTTTGCCGACTCACGTTTAGGCAAGGCACTTGGTTACACATCAAGAGCTGCTGGAGGCCCTGTGGGCGCTGGTCAGCTGACACGCGTAGGCGAGTTTGGTCCTGAACTATTCGTGCCTAGTGGCTCGGGTTCAATCCGACCAGATAATGGCGTTGGCCAAGGCGTAACTATTGTCATGAATGGTGTTATTGATGGTGAGTCTGCTCGCCGTAGCATTGAGCGCCTACTCCAAGACTCATCACGCCGTACAGGCGCAATCAATCTAGTCGGGGCTACATTGTGACGGTTGCATACGATCCGTATCCGACAGTCACTTTTGCTGGCGGTACAACTTACGCGGATAACACGATCTCATCTATCTCGATCCGCATGGGTCGCAATGACGTAACAACACAGCCACAGCCCAGCTTTGCCTCAATCAGCTTATGGACTGATGCTAGTGATCCATTAAACATTGCATTGAGCCAACAAGTATCAGTGTCAATTAACAAGGGAACATCAGGAACACAGGAAATCTTTGACGGCATTATCTCTGACATTGACATAAGCCTGCAAGCCTATGGATCAGACGGCTCAATTGCCGTTTACACAATCACAGCCGTTGGGCCACTGTCGCAGCTTAACCGTCACCTAGTCGGCAGTGCTGGTTATGCCAAAGAGTTTGATGGTACAAGAATCCTAAACATTCTTAGTGAAGCATTTCTACAATCATGGTCAGACTTAGGACCAACAATCACTTGGAATGATTTGCCTAATGAAACAACATGGGCTAGTTATGATGCAACCAATGTTGCCTTAGTTAATAACCTAACTGCCAATGTTGATGTGCCGGGACAATACGAACTTATGGCCTACTCATCTGGCGAGGATGATGCCTATACTCTTGCTGTCAATGCTGCTAACTCTGGTCGCGGTGTGCTTTGGGAGGGTGGCAATGGCCAGTTGTATTATGACGATTACGCCAGCCGAGCCAGCGCTAACCCATTGACTCTGACAGCTGATGACATTCTTGCTCAAGGCTTGCGCACTCAAGCACAATGGGGCGAAATTGTAAATGATGTAAATGTTACCTATCGGGCAGGCACAGAGAATGCTAGAGATGAAAACTCAATCATCCAGTATGGCCAACTATCTGGAACTCGCACGACTGAACTTCACAACGCATCTGATGCCTTGGTACAGGCTCAAGACTTTTTAGAATCTCGGGCATATCCAAGAATGTACCCAGAAACCATCACAATACCTTTACACTCACCTACCGTTACAGATGCCACTAGGGATGCCCTAGCAGCCGTTTACAACGGGCTACGAATAAACACCTCGGCATTGCCAGCAGTCTTTGGCACATCCTTTGACGGCTTTGTAGAGGGCTACACATGGAACTTGACCAGATACACCGCTGAACTTGCCCTGACCTGTTCGGCATACTCTGAAACTTATTTGAGTATTATCTGGGATCAAATACCACCAACCACAACTTGGGCAGGGTATACTCCAAGTACACAAGAATGGGATGATTTATAATGGCAACAACGACTTATTTTGGGTGGACTACCCCAGATAATACCGCCTACGTAAAAGACGGCGCATCGGCAATTCGCAGTCTTGGCAGCTCGGTTGATACTTCATTAAAAAGTAGTTACAACACTGCCTATATGTTGCACATTCAAGACCAAAAGACTTCTGGCACGATGGCTGGCACTTTTACTTCCGGCGCATTTCGTACTCGTGATTTGAATACGGTAATTACAAATACGATTGCTGGCGCAAGCCTTGCAAGTAATCAATTTACTTTGCCTGCTGGAACGTACTACGTAGAAGCGATTGCACCTGCTTCTATTGTAAACGAAAACAAGGCAATAATTTACAATGTAACAGATTCTTCAAATGCAATTATCGGCACCTCAAGTTATTCAGGTGGCGGATCAACACAAGTTACTAATGCCGTCTTGAACGGTAAGTTTACTATTGCAGGAACAAAAACTTTTGAATTACGTCATAGAGCAGCAAGTACGGGTTCTACATATGGCTTTGGAATTGCTAGTGGTTTTAGCGTGATTGAAGTTTACGCAGAAGTTAAAATTTGGAAGGTCGGATAAATGGATTTAGCAGCTGCAATAGAGAATTTACTGCCAGAGGCAATTTATGGCGGAAGCACAAATGAAAACAACCAAGAATGCTATGACGCTTTAGATTGGCAAGATGATCGTCCAAAACCAACTTGGACAGAAATTACAAAATCTTGGAAAACAATTCAAAAAGATTTTCCAAAGAAACCATGACATTCCTAACATGGTTAGCACATAGCCCAATTGCCTCATTTGTAAAGGTATTTGGTGCAGGTGTGCTTGGTTGGTTGCTTGTGAATGCAGACACTTTAGGCATTCACCCGGCACTGACCATTGGCCTTGTGTCAGCATTACCAATCATCATTAACTGGCTCAATCCAGAATATGACAATTATGGCAGGGCCAACCTAGATGAAGCCGATTAGATTAGGCATTGTCACATTTCCATACGGGGCTAAATACCGTAATGGCACACTTCACAAGGGTATTGATTACCGCGCAAGCGTAGGCACATCTGTCTACGCAGCTGTAGGTGGAACTGTCGTACACGCAGGCAAACACATCTACAAAAAAGGCTGGGGCTTTGCTTTTGGCCTGCACATAATTGTGGATAACAATCGCTTTCCAGACGGCTCTGCAGGCCTGTGGGCTGGCTACTGCCATCTATCCAAGGTTGGCGTACAGGTTGGCCAGCGCATTGCCAAGGGCGATTACATTGGGCTTAGTGGCAATACAGGCCGTAGCACTGGCCCACACTTACATTTCCAAATTCTTGCCAGCCGTACTTGGAATCCAACTAAGCATAGAAACCCACAGAAATGGATTGACGCATGAGCCAATACATTAGCCGCAAATCTGATGCCTCATCAAAGATACCTACACAGACACTTAAAGCTGACGTGTGGACTGCCTTGGAGGTAGACGGCCTATTAACTGTTATTCCTAACGCTGACTCTGTTGCCGGGGCATTATTCGCCGCTTACCTAAACATCAAGACACCTAAAATCGGTGGGGCTACTGAACTGACAATCCGTTGGACACGCGATCCACAAGGTATTAGAGACTCAACTGGCTACCAGACTGTAAGCCTTAAAAAAGGCGTTACTACCTTTGTAAAGGATGTCTGGCTATTTCAATCAACTAAAGGCCAGCCAGTTTCATTCATGGTTAAAGTCAATGGTAAGGCCGTGATTACTACCAGAGAAATTAAGTTGGCAATCTCATGACCGCCATACTAAATGCTGGCGCTGTAGCAGCTGCTTTAATAGCCATTCTTACTCTCGGGGGAATCCTAGTTAAGTGGGGCATAGTCAAGCCAATAAAGGCCTACATAGACACCATGACTTATGCCATCCAACCCCATGCCAATGGCGGTAAATCCTTACCAGACTTGATAAATAAGGTTGATGCACTACATCTTGTGGTTCAAAATCACATAGATACAAGCCACAACACGCCTATTTTCTCAAAGTGCTTGTGC